GCAGTAAATAAAATAAAAAGCTTTATAGGAGATTTTGTGTCTGCAGGTGCTGATATGATCCGTGGTTTAATTAGAGGTATTGGACAAATGGCTGGCCAATTAGTAGATGCGGCTAAAAATGTTGCTAAGAAAGCTTTAGATGCAGCTAAAAGTGCTTTGGGTATTCACTCACCTTCACGTGAATTCATGGATGTTGGTGTGTATTCAATGCTAGGTTTCGTTAAAGGTATAGATAATCATTCAAGTAAAGTTATCCGTAATGTTTCTAATGTTGCAGATAAAGTAGTTGATGCATTTCAACCTACATTAAACGCACCTGACATTTCTAGTATTACAGGAAACTTAAGTAATTTAGGTGGAAATATAAATGCGCAAGTACAACACACACATTCTATTGAAACATCACCGAACATGAAAACTGTTAAAGTTGAATTCGATGTCAATAACGATGCGCTTACTAGTATTGTTAACGGCAGAAATGCTAAACGCAATTCTGAGTATTACTTATAAAGGAGGTTACAAATGGACATAGAATTAACAAAAAAAGATGGTACTGTAATCAAATTAAGTGAATACGGGTTTATCGTTAACGATATAGTAATTGATAGCATGCAAATCAACACAAAGTATCAAGACAAAGAAAATATGAACGGTCGTATATTAATGGGGAGCAATTATATCAGTAGAGATATAGTTGTTCCTTGTTTTTGTAAAGTTAAAAATCGTTCAGACATTGCTTATATGCGAGATATGTTGTATTCGTTAACGACAGACATAGAACCTATGTATTTGCGAGAAATCAGAAGAAAAGAAGAGTTGAATTACAGGTTTACTCAACCAACTTCTGATGATTACGTGAAATTAGATAAAAACAACTTCCCGGATTACGAATATTCAAGACACGATCAACAAATTTATGTAAATGGTAAACAGTATAAAGTTATTTTTAACGGAGTTATAAACCCTAAACAAAAAGGTAATAAAGTTTCTTTTGAACTAAAATTCGAAACTACAGAATTACCATACGGTGAAAGTATTGGAACAAGCCTAGAGTTAGAAGAAAACAAAAAGGTTGGATTGTGGTCGTTTGATTTTAATATTGATTGGCATGCAGGCGGAGACAAAAGAAAGTATACATTTGAAAATTTGAGCAAAGGTACAGTTTATTATCACGGTAGTGCTCCTAACGACCAATTCAACATGTATAAAAAGATAACAATTATTTTAGGCGAAGATACAGAATCGTTTGTATGGAATTTAACGCATGCTGAAATAATGAAAATTGAGGGGATTAAACTAAAAGCTGGAGACAAAATTGTTTATGATAGCTTTCGAGTTTATAAAAACGGTGTCGAAATAAGCACTGAAACGAACATAGCCCAACCAAAATTTAAATACGGAGCTAATAAATTTGAGTTTAATCAAACGGTACAAAAAGTTCAGTTTGATTTGAAATTTTATTATAAGTAGGTGTCAGAATGACAATAACTATTAAACCACCTAAAGGTAATGGCGCACCTGTACCAGTAGAAACAACTTTAGTAAAAAAAGTTAATGCTGACGGTGTATTAACTTTTGATATTCTAGAAAATAAATATACTTATGAAGTTATTAACGCTATAGGGAAAAGATGGATTGTTAGTCATGTCGAAGGTGAAAACGACAAGAAAGAATATGTAATAACTGTCATTGATAGGAAATCAGAAGGCGACAGACAACTGGTTGAATGTACTGCTAGAGAGATTCCTATAGACAAGTTAATGATTGATAGGATTTATGTTAATGTAACAGGATCTTTTACAGTAGAAAGATATTTTAACATTGTGTTTCAAGGTACTGGAATGCTTTTTGAAGTCGAAGGTAAGGTTAAGTCTTCGAAGTTTGAAAATGGTGGTGAAGGCGACACAAGGTTAGAAATGTTTAAAAAGGGGTTAGAACATTTCGGTTTAGAATATAAAATAACGTATGACAAAAAGAAAGACAGATATAAGTTTGTATTGACGCCTTTTGCAAATCAAAAAGCGTCTTATTTTATTTCTGATGAAGTCAACGCCAACGCTATAAAACTCGAGGAAGATGCAAGTGATTTCGCCACCTTCATTAGAGGATATGGTAATTATTCAGGAGAAGAAACATTCGAACACGCTGGGCTCGTAATGGAAGCTAGAAGTGCATTAGCTGAAATATACGGCGACATCCACGCAGAACCATTTAAAGATGGTAAAGTGACTGACCAAGAAACTATGGATAAAGAATTACAATCGAGATTGAAAAAGTCGTTAAAACAATCTTTGTCTTTGGACTTTTTGGTGTTAAGAGAATCATATCCAGAAGCAGACCCACAACCCGGAGACATAGTACAAATAAAATCTACCAAACTAGGTTTGAATGATTTAGTCCGTATAGTACAAGTTAAAACGATTAGGGGTATAAACAATGTAATTGTTAAGCAAGATGTAACGCTTGGTGAGTTTAATCGAGAACAACGATATATGAAGAAAGTAAATACTGCTGCTAATTATGTTTCTGGATTAAACGATGTTAACCTTTCTAATCCTAGTAAAGCGGCAGAAAACTTAAAATCTAAAGTTGCATCGATAGCTAAATCCACACTTGATTTAATGAGTAGAACTGATCTAATTGAAGACAAACAACAGAAAGTAAGCTCTAAAACTGTGACTACATCTGACGGCACTATCGTTCACGATTTTATAGATAAATCAAACATTAAAGATGTAAAAACAATTGGAACGATTGGTGATTCTGTAGCTAGAGGGTCGCACGCAAAAACTAATTTCACAGAAATGTTAGGCAAGAAATTGAAAGCCAAAACGACCAACCTTGCAAGAGGTGGCGCTACAATGGCAACAGTTCCAATAGGTAAAGAAGCGGTAGAAAACAGCATTTATAGACAAGCAGAGCAAATAAGAGGAGACCTAATCATATTACAAGGTACAGATGATGACTGGTTACATGGTTATTGGGCAGGTGTACCGATAGGCACTGATAAAACGGATACAAAAACGTTTTACGGTGCCTTTTGTTCTGCAATTGAAGTTATCCGGAAAAATAATCCGGCTTCAAAAATACTTGTTATGACAGCTACTAGACAATGTCCTATGAGTGGCACAACGATACGTCGTAAAGATACGGATAAAAACAAACTAGGGTTAACGTTAGAGGATTATGTCAATGCTCAGATATTGGCTTGTAGTGAATTGGATGTACCAGTATATGATGCCTATCATACAGATTATTTTAAGCCATATAATCCAGCGTTCAGAAAATCAAGTATGCCAGACGGATTGCATCCGAACGAGAGGGGTCATGAAGTTATTATGTACGAACTTATTAAAAATTATTACCAGTTTTACGGATAGAAAAGGAGGAAGACATGGATAACAAATTAATTACAGACTTAAGTAGAGTTTTCGATTACAGATATGTAGATGAAAATGAGTATAATTTCAAGCTTATTTCAGACATGCTGACTGATTTTAATTTCTCTCTTGAATACCATAGAAATAAAGAGGTATTTGCACATAATGGAGAGCAAATAAAGTATGAGCATTTAAATGTCACAAGTAGCGTCTCTGATTTTTTAACGTATCTAAACGGCCGTTTCAGCAATATGGTACTAGGTCATAACGGCGACGGTATCAACGAAGTAAAAGACGCGCGTGTTGATAATACTGGTTATGATCATAAGACATTGCAAGATCGTTTGTATCATGATTATTCAACACTAGATGCTTTCACTAAAAAGGTTGAGAAAGCTGTAGATGAACACTATAAAGAATATCAAGCGACAGAATACCGATTTGAACCAAAAGAGCAAGAACCGGAATTCATCACAGATTTATCGCCATATACTAACGCAGTAATGCAATCATTTTGGGTAGACCCTAGAACAAAAATTATTTACATGACACAAGCGCGTCCAGGCAATCATTACATGTTATCTAGATTGAAGCCTAACGGACAATTTATTGATAGACTGCTAGTTAAAAATGGCGGACACGGCACACACAACGCCTATAGATATATCGGCAATGAGTTGTGGATTTATTCAGCAGTGTTAGACGCTAACAACAATAACAAGTTTGTACGCTTTAAATACAGAAGCGGAGAAATGACGTATGGCAACGAAATGCAAGACGTTATGCCAAATGTATTTAACGATAGATATACGTCAGCAATTTATAATCCTATAGAAAACTTAATGGTTTTTAGACGTGAATATAAAACTTCTGAACAACAAGCTAAGAACGCATTAAATTTTGTTGAAGTAAGAAGTGCTGACGATATTGATAAAGGTATAGACAAAGTACTGTACCAAATGGATATCCCTATGCAATACACATCAGGTACGCAACCTATGCAAGGTATTGCTTATGATGCAGGTATCTTATATTGGTACACTGGCGATTCAAATCCAGCTAACCCTAATTACTTACAAGGCTTCGATATCAAAACGAAAGAATTGTTATTTAAACGTCGTATCGATATAGGCGGTGTGAATAACAACTTTAAAGGAGATTTCCAAGAGGCTGAGGGTCTAGATATGTATTACGATCTAGAAACAGGACGTAAAGCACTTTTAATCGGGGTAACTATTGGACCAGGTAACAACAGACATCACTCAATTTATTCTATCGGCCAAAGAGGTGTTAACCAATTCTTGAAAAACATCGCGCCTCAAGTATCAATGACTGATTCAGGCGGACGTGTTAAACCGTTACCAATACAGAACCCAGCATATCTAAGTGATATTACGGAAGTTGGTCATTACTATATCTATACGCAAGACACACAAAATGCGTTAGATTTCCCGTTACCGAAAGCGTTTAGAGATGCAGGTTGGTTCTTTGATGTACTGCCTGGACACTATAATGGTGCTCTAAGACAAGTACTTACCAGAAACAGCACAGGTAGAAATATGCTTAAATTTGAACGTGTCATTGACATTTTCAATAAGAAAAACAACGGAGCATGGAATTTCTGTCCGCAAAACGCCGGTTATTGGGAACATATCCCTAAGAGTATTACAAAATTATCAGATTTAAAAATCGTTGGTTTAGATTTCTATATCACTACTGAAGAATCAAAACGATTTACTGATTTTCCTAAAGACTTTAAAGGTATTGCAGGTTGGATATTAGAAGTAAAATCGAATACACCAGGTAACACAACACAAGTGCTAAGACGTAATAACTTTGCTTCTGCTCACCAGTTTTTCGTTAGAAACTTTGGTACTGGTGGTAATAGTGGTTGGAGCATAATAGAAGGTAAGGAGGTTGAATAATGGTAGTAGATAATTTTTCAAAAGATGATAACTTAATCGAGTTACAAACAACATCACAATATAATCCGGTTATTGACACAAACATCAGTTTCTATGAATCAGATAGAGGAACTGGTGTTTTAAATTTTGCAGTAACTAAGAATAATAAGCCGTTATCAATCAGCAAACATAATGCGATGACTAGTATTGTGCTTAAGACGGATAACTTCGACGATGAACACGGCGCTTATATTAGTGATGAACTTACAATTGTTGATGCAATTAATGGACGAATGCAATACGTTATCCCAAACGAGTTCTTAAAATACACTGGTCGAGTACATGCGCAAGCATATTTTACTCAAAACGGTAGCAATAACGTAATTGTAGAACGTCAATTTAACTTCAATATCCAGAATGATCTAATTAGTAATTTTGACAGTAAAACAAAGCTAGTTTATATCAAATCAATTCAGGACTTAACAGAAAGTGTTAAAGAAGAAGTTGAGGACTTAAAGAAAAGTTTGAGTGATACAAAATCGTTGGTTACTGAAATTGATAGTCGTATTAATCAAGGTATTCAAAGATTAGAAATCAAACAAAATGAAGCGGTACAGATGATTACAACAACACAAGACAAAGCCGTTCAATATATAAATAGCGAGTTCCAGAAAATTGTTGATAAAGAGCAAGCGATTTTTGAACGTGTTAACGAAGTTGAACAACAAATCAATGGCGCTGACCTTGTTAAAGGTAATTCAACAACAAATTGGCAAAAGTCTAAACTTACTGATGATTACGGTAAAGCGATCGAATCATCTGAACAGTCAATAGAAGCTGTTTTAAGACACGCTAACTCATCTATGATTATTCATATTACTAATGCAAAAGATGCGCCAGAAAAGGCGGATATAGGCACGTTAGAGAAGCCCGGACAAGATGGTGTTGATGACGGTTCTTCGTTCGATGAATCAACTTATACATCAAGCAAATCTGGTGTGTTAGTTGTTTATGTTGTTGATAATAATACTGCTCGTGCAACATGGTACCCAGATGATTCAAACGATGAGTACACAAAATACAAAATCTACGGCACGTGGTACCCGTTTTATAAAAAGAATGATGGAAACTTAACTAAGCAATTTGTTGAAGAAATATCTAACAACACACTGAATCAAGCTAAACAGTATGTAGATGGTAAGTTACAAAGTATAAGTTGGCAACAACATAAGTTAACAGAACATAACGGTCAATCAATCCAAAAGAACTTATATAACGCCAAAGGTAATTTAGAAGCATTGGGCGCTGGGAATTATTACGTAACAAGTGTGCCTGATTTACCAGGTAGCGTTGAAAGTTATGAGGGTTATTTATCGGTATTCGTTAAAGATGATACAAACAAGCTATTTAACTTCACACCTTATAACTCTAAAAAGATTTACACACGATCAATCACAAACGGCAGACTTGAGCAACAGTGGACAGTTCCTAATGAACATAAATCAACGGTATTGTTCGACGGTGGCGCAAATGGTGTAGGTACAACAATCAATCTAACTGAACCGTACACAAACTATTCTATTTTGTTGGTAAGTGGAACTTATCCAGGTGGCGTTATTGAGGGATTCGGACTAACTGCATTACCTAACGCGATTCAATTGAGTAAAGCGAATGTAGTTGACTCAGACGGCAACGGTGGCGGTATTTATGAGTGCTTACTATCCAAAACAAGTAGCACTACTTTAAGAATAGATAACGATGTGTACTTTGATTTAGGTAAAACATCAGGTTCTGGAGCGAATGCCAACAAAGTTACTATAACTAAAATTATGGGGTGGAAATAATGAAAATCACAGTAAACGATAAAAACGAAGTTATCGGATTCGTTAATACTGGCGGTTTACGCAATAGTTTAGATGTAGATGATAACAATGTGCCTATTAAATTTAAAGAAGAGTTCGAACCTAGAAAGTTTGTTTTCACTAACGGCGAAATTAAATACAATAGCAATTTCGAAAAAGAAGACGTACCGAATGCATCAAACCAACAAAGTGCGTCAGATTTAAGTGATGAGGAACTTCGCGGAATGGTTGCGAGTATGCAAATGCAGGTGGCACAAGTAAACGTATTAACAATGGAATTAGCTCAACAAAACGCTATGTTAACACAACAGTTGACTGAACTGAAAACTAACAAAACAAGTACTGAGGGGGACGTTTAAATAATGAAGATGATTTATCCAACTTTTAAAGACATTAAAACTTTTTATGTTTGGGGTTACTATAAAAACGAGCAAATTAAGTGGTACGTAGACAAGGGTTTAATCGATAAAGAAGAATACGCTTTAATCACTGGAGAAAAATATCCAGAAACAAAAGATGAAAAGTCACAGGTGTAATGCTTGTGGCTTTTTAATTTGAATAAAGTGGGTGGCATAATGTTTGGATTTACCAAACGACATGAACAAGATTGGCGTTTAACGCGATTAGAAGAAAATGATAAGACTATGTTTGAAAAATTCGACAGAATAGAAGATAGTCTTAGAGCGCAAGAAAAGATTTATGACAAATTAGATAGAAATTTTGAAGAATTAAAGCGCGACAAGGTAGAAGATGAAAAGAATAAAGAAAAGAATGCCAAGAATATTAGAGACATAAAAATGTGGATTCTAGGTTTGATAGGGACTATCTTCAGTACGATTGTCATAGCTTTACTAAGAACTGTTTTTGGTATTTAAAGGAGGTGATTACCATGCTTAAAGGGATTTTAGGATATAGCTTCTGGGCGTGCTTCTGGTTTGGTAAATGTAAATAACAGTTAAGAGTCAGTGCTTCGGCACTGGCTTTTTATTTTGATTGAAATGAGGTGCATACATGGGATTACCTAATCCGAAAAATAGAAAGCCCACAGCTAGTGAAGTGGTTGAATGGGCGTTATATATCGCTAAAAACAAAATAGCTATTGATGTACCTGGTTCTGGAATGGGAGCACAATGCTGGGATTTACCTAATTATTTACTCGATAAATATTGGGGATTTAGAACATGGGGAAATGCTGATGCTATGGCTCAGAAATCTAATTATAGAGGTAGAGATTTCAAGATAATTAGAAATACAAAAGACTTTGTACCACAACCAGGCGACTGGGGTGTTTGGACTGGTGGTTGGGCAGGTCATGTGAACATTGTAGTAGGGCCATGCACAAAAGACTATTGGTATGGTGTGGATCAAAACTGGTATACAAATAATGCAACAGGAAGTCCGCCGTATAAAATCAAACACTCTTATCATGATGGACCAGGTGGAGGAGTTAAATATTTTGTTAGACCACCATATCATCCGGAGAAATCTACGCCGGCACCTAAACCAGAAGATGATAGTGATGATAACGAAAAAAATAATAAAAAAGTTCCAATTTGGAAAGATGTAACAACTATAAAGTACACAATTTCTAGCCAAGAAGTTAATTATCCAGAATATATTTATCACTTTATAGTAGAGGGTAATCGACGACTCGAAAAACCTAAAGGAATAATGATTAGAAACGCACAAACGATGAGCTCGGTAGAAAGTTTATATAACAGTAGGAAGAAATACAAACAGGATGTAGAATATCCCCACTTTTATGTTGACAGACATAATATTTGGGCACCTAGAAGAGCTGTATTTGAAGTTCCTAATGAACCTGATTATATAGTTATAGACGTATGTGAAGATTATAGTGCGAGTAAAAATGAATTTATTTTTAACGAGATTCACGCAATGGTTGTAGCTGTAGATATGATGGCCAAATATGAGATACCTCTAAGTATTGAAAATTTAAAAGTAGACGACAGCATTTGGCGTTCGATGTTGGAACATGTTAATTGGAATATGATTGACAACGGTGTTCCCCCTAAAGATAAATACGAAGCATTAGAAAAGGCATTACTTAATATATTTAAAAACAGAGAAAAATTATTAAATTCTATAACTAAACCAACAGTAACAAAATCTAGAATAAAAGTTATGGTAGATAATAAAAACGCTGATATAGCGAATGTAAGAGACTCATCACCAACAGCTAATAATGGCTCGGCATCTAAACAACCGCAGATCATAACAGAAACGAGTCCTTATACATTCAAACAAGCACTGGATAAACAAATGGCAAGAGGTAACCCGAAAAAATCTAATGCTTGGGGTTGGGCTAACGCTACACGAGCACAAACGAGTTCAGCAATGAATGTTAAACGAATATGGGAAAGTAACACGCAGTGCTACCAAATGCTTAATTTAGGCAAGTATCAAGGCGTTTCAGTTAGTTCGCTTAATAAGATACTTAAAGGTAAGGGGACATTGAATAATCAAGGTAAAGCGTTCGCAGAAGCTTGTAAAAAGCACAACATTAATGAAATTTATTTAATCGCGCATGCTTTCTTAGAAAGTGGATATGGAACAAGTAACTTCGCTAACGGAAAAGATGGAGTATACAACTACTTCGGCATTGGCGCTTACGACAACAATCCTAACTACGCAATGACGTTTGCAAGGAATAAAGGTTGGACATCTCCAGCAAAAGCAATCATGGGCGGTGCTAGCTTCGTAAGAAAGGATTACATCAACAAAGGACAGAATACACTGTACAGAATCAGATGGAATCCTAAGAATCCAGCTACGCACCAATACGCTACTGCTATAGAGTGGTGCCAACATCAAGCTAGTACAATCGCTAAGCTATATAAACAAATCGGCTTAAAAGGTATCTACTTTATAAGAGATAAATATAAATAAAGAGGTGTATAAATGTACAAAATAAAAGATGTTGAAACGAGAATAAAAAATGATGGTGTTGACTTAGGTGACATTGGCTGTCGATTTTACACTGAAGATGAAAATACAGCATCTATAAGAATAGGTATCAATGACAAACAAGGTCGTATCGATCTAAAAGCACATGGCTTAACACCTAGATTGCATTTGTTTATGGAAGATGGCTCTATATTCAAAAATGAGCCCCTTATTATGGACGATGTTGTAAAAGGGTTCATTACCTACAAGATACCTAAAAAGGTTATCAAACACGCTGGTTATGTTCGTTGTAAGCTGTTTTTAGAGAAAGAAGAAGAAAAAATACATGTCGCGAACTTTTCTTTCAATATCGTTGATAGTGGCATTGAATCTGCTGTAGCAAAAGAAATCGATGTTAAATTGGTAGATGATGCTATTACGAGAATTTTAAAAGATAACGCGACAGATTTATTGAGCAAAGACTTTAAAGAGAAAATAGATAAAGATGTCATTTCTTACATCGAAAAGAATGAAAGTAGATTTAAAGGTGCGAAAGGTGATAAAGGCGAACCGGGACAACCTGGAGCAAAAGGTGAAGCAGGTAAAAAAGGAGAACAAGGCGCACCCGGTAAAAACGGTACTGTAGTATCAATCAATCCTGACACTAAAATGTGGCAAATTGATGGTAAAGATACAGATATCAAAGCAGAACCTGAGTTATTGGACAAAATCAATATCGCAAATGTTGAAGGGTTAGAAAATAAATTGCAAGAAGTTGAAAAAATCAAAGATACAACTCTCAACGACTCTAAAACGTATACGGATTCAAAAATTGCTGAACTAGTTGATAGCGCGCCTGAATCTATGAATACATTAAGAGAATTAGCAGAAGCAATACAAAACAACTCTATTTCAGAAAGTGTATTGCAACAGATTGGCTCAAAAGTTAGTACAGAAGATTTTGAGGGATTCAAGCAATCATTAAACAGTTTGTATGCAGATAAAAATCATAGTCATACAATCAAACAGATTGAAGGATTAGAAAATGCTTTATCAAAAAAATCAGACATAAATCACAGTCATGATGAACGTTATCTTTTATCATCAAATGCTTTTACAAAAGAGGAAGCAGATAAACTTTATCAACCTATCGGTTCTTCGCAGCCGTCACTGAATATTTGGACAGGCAGTGAAACAGAATATAATTATTTGTATCAAAAAGACCCTAATACACTTTATTTAATTAAGGGGTGATTTTTATGGAAGGTAATTTTAAAAATGTAAAGAAGCTTATTTACGAAGGCGAAGCATATACAAAAGTATATGCTGGAAATATCCAAATATGGAAAAAGCCTTCATCTTTTGTAATAAAACCCTTACCTAAAAATAAATATCCGGATAGCATAGAAGATTCAACAGCAAAATGGACAATAAATGGAGTTGAACCTAATAAAAGTTATCAGGTGACAATAGAAAATGTACGTAGCGGTATAATGAGGATTTCGCAAACTAATTTAGGGTCAAGTGAATTAGGAATATCAGGAGTCAATAGCGGAGTTGCAAGTAAAAATATCAACTTTAGTAATCCTTCAGGGATGTTGTATGTCACTATAAGTGATGTTTATTCAGGATCTCCGACATTGACCATTGAATAATTTTAAACGACTAATTTTTTAGTCGTTTTTTATTTTGGATAAAAGGAGTAAACAAATGGATATCGGTACAATCGTAAGAACAATTTTATTAATAGTCGCATGGATCAATCAGTTTTTAGCAATCAAACATATTTCTCCAATCCCAGTTGACGAAGTGTTTATAAGCACAGTCGTTACTGGGATTGTTTCAATTTGGACGTGGTGGAAGAATAACAACTTTACTCACGCATCTAAGAAAGGGCAACAAAAAATTTATGAAGTAAAAGCTGGCATTCAGTCAACTGGTGGCGCACCTAAAGTGAACGGAGATGATAACAATGCCGTCGGTTAGGACATACAGTCAAGCTATTAGTTATCTTAAAAGTTTAGAGGGTAAGGCGTGGAATCCAGACAATGCATTTGGATGTCAATGCTTCGATACTGCTAACCAATATTGGCTTTACTTATTTAATCACAGGTTGAAAGGTGTGGGCGCTGCAGACATTCCAACATGGAATGATTTCACTAACGAGGCAACCGTTTACGAAAATACTGTGTCGTTTCAAGCATTGCCTGGCGACGTCGTTATTTTTAACCGTAATTATGGTGGTGGTTATGGTCATGTAGGTATTGTAATAAGCGCTACGTTAGATTCTATAACTATTTTAGAGCAGAACTGGCTAGGCGGTGCTTACTGGAGTCCACCAGAAGTTACTACAAGACGCACACACGGCTACGACTTCCCTATGTGGTTTATCCGTCCATTCTACGCAAAAGAAACGACCGCTAATAAGCTAAGAAGCGCAGTGAAGCCAGTTAAACAAGATAAGTTATCAAAAGGTAAAAAAATCATGCTTGTGGCTGGTCATGGTATTGGTGCATACTCTAACGACCCAGGTGCCGTTGCGAATGGAGAAAACGAAAGAGATTTTAACCGTAAAAATATTATACCTAGAGTGAAAAAGTATCTTGAGTCAGTAGGCAACACAGTATTGTTATACGGTGGCAACTCGATGAATCAAGATTTATATCAAGATACATTGTACGGTCAACGTGTTGGAAACTATAAAGATTATGGCATGTACTGGATTAAAAGTGAAGTCAAACCGGATGCAATCATAGAGTTTCATTTAGATTCTGCTAGCCCACAAGCAAGTGGCGGGCATGTAATCATTAGCGATCGTTTCCCAGCTGATGACATTGACAAGGCATTAAGTAGTGCATTAGATAAAACAGTGGGTAAAATAAGAGGTGTGACACCTAGAGGGGATTTATTGAACGCTAACGTGTCTGCTGATCTTAATCTTAATTATCGTTTAATCGAATTAGGTTTTATCACATCTACGAAAGATTTAAACTACATTAAAAACAATTTAGACAGCTTCACGAAGCGGATTGCTGAAGCCATTAACGGCAGACAAATTGATGCGCCAAGTAGTAAGCCAAGCGCTGACAAAATAACATGGAATTGGAAAGGCGTATTTTATCCTAATCCAGAAAAAGCTATAAGAGTCAGAAAAACAGCTGGATTAACCGGCACAGTCGTTGAAGAAGATTCATGGCTATACACAAAAGATGATTGGGTAAAATTCGACCAAGTCATTAAAAAAGATGGCTACTGGTGGATTAGATTCAAATATCAACGTGAGGGCTCTAGTACTAACAATTTCTATTGTGCAGTGTGTAGAATTACTGATAAGGAACAAAAGATTAAAAATGAAAAATATTGGGGCACGATTGAGTGGGCTTAATAGGTTGTACCTATAAAAAGAAAAGAGGTAGGTTATTTTCTTCCTACCTCTAAAAATGATTATCTTTCTATTGTTATATGAGTTATATCTTTAGGACTAATCAGTCTATTTTTTACATTAGAATCTTGATCTCCTACCTTGCCATATACTTTTTCATCAGAAGGATCTTTACTATGGATAGTTACTTTATCACCGACTTTAACAATATGCTTTTCTTTTAATTTATCTACTAATTTTTTCCATGCATCATTTGCCTCTATTGTGTTTCCGTTTGGATTAACTCTTGTAATATCGACACGGTTAACGCTATCAGGACTAACGGTGCTGTTATTAGTATTACTAAGATTATCTAAGTTCGCAGTCCCAGAAATTTCGCTCTCTCCACCGTTTTTTAATTTATATTTTACTTTAATCGTTTCTTTGTCTGTTTTATCAATGATATTTGCGTCTTTTAAAGCGTCTCTTACATTTTTCCACAATTCGCTATCTGTTATTTCAGAAGCTTTTGCAACGTTATTAATACCATTATAATTTGAAGAAGAATGAAAACCTGAACCTACTGTTGTTAAAACTAAAGCACTTGCTATCAATGTTTTTGTTAATAGTTTTTTATTCATTTTATTTTCTCCTATAACTTATTTGCAATCGATTACAAAGTAATTTTAGAATTATTATTTATGTAAATCAATTAAATAATT